TAAACCTCAGAAATGAATTCTTTTATGTCTTTGGTGTTCGGTGTCATTGCGAAGGCCGTGAAAGGTTCCAAATAGTTAAAACGATTTATAGACACATAAAGAAGTTAAGCAGTTTAACCAACCTAAGTAAGGAGAAGGAAAAATGGCAGCAATTAATACAGCAGGCGATCTAAGGAAGTTTCTTTGCAATTCAATTAACTCTGTAGCGAACGGTACAATGGACATAGCTAAGGCAAGAGAGGTAACTAAATTAGCAGGGCAAGTTAACGAGTCATTCTATTCTGAGGTCAAAGTTGCTCGGCTTCAAATGGATATGGAGAAAGAAGTACACAAACTAGGTTCTCTGCCTGTAAACAAATAGGAGGCGATAATGGTTGCTAAGAAACGAGATTACAAAGCCGAGTACGCTAAGTACCAAGGCACTGAAGAACAAAAGAAGAAACGTGCGCAACGCAACAAAGCTAGGCGAAAGGCAACGAGGGAAGGTAAGGTCTCTAAGGGCGACGGAAAAGACGTAGCCCATAGGAAAGCTATGGACAAAGGCGGCAAAAACTCTGATGGAGTTAGGGTAGAAACTGCTAGCCGCAATCGTTCCTTTAAGCGAGATGCTAAAGGCAATTTAGTTTCAGAAACTAGTGACCGCGAACGCAAGAAGAAGAAGACGTCTAAAGCATGAAGATAATAGACAATAAATACGTGCTCCTGCGGACACGTAGGCCGGAGTTAGTTACAGAGAAAGTACCAGAACATCGGGTAATTAAAGAAAACCCTGATGGTTTCTGCGAATTGTCAGTTAAATGGGAGCAAATAGAATCGCAAGCATTGGCAAGTCTTGGAGTTAGCGTTCCTTCTCCTATACAACGGGACTACAAATGGACAGGCAAGTTTACCCCCTTCGATCACCAACGTACGACAGCGGCGTTCCTTAGCATACGGAAAAAAGCTTTTTGTTTTAATGAGCAGGGCACGGGCAAAACCGCTTCTGTTATTTGGGCTGCGGATTACTTAATGAAGTTAGGTCTTATACGTAGGGTGTTAGTTATATGCCCTTTATCTATTATGAAATCCGCGTGGCAAGAGGACTTGTTTACTTTTGCTATGCACCGAGGCTGTTCAGTGGCGCATGGGACAGCAGACCAAAGGCGTAAAATAATAGACGCAGGTGCAGATTTTGTAATTATTAATTTTGACGGTGTTGCTGTAGTACAAGACGCTATTCGTGATGGTGGGTTTGACATGATAGTTGTTGACGAGGCTAACGCATATAAAAACGTGCAAACAAACCGTTGGAAAGTATTAAAAAAGCTTACAGATAAAATAGAGTGGCTATGGATGCTTACTGGCACACCCGCTGCGCAGTCCCCTGTAGATGCTTTTGGCTTGGCTAGATTAGTAAACCCTGAAAAAGTTCCTAGGTATTTCGGGCAGTTTAGAGACAAAGTGATGTATAAGCTTACCCAGTACAAATGGAAACCTACCCCAATGGCGGACAAGATTGTACACCAAGTATTGCAACCTGCTATACGGTTTGAAAAAGACCAGTGCCTCGATCTACCGCCTGTAACTCACGTAGAACGAGAAGCCCCGTTAACCGCGCAACAAGAAAAATACTACCAAGTGCTTAAGAAGCAAATGGTAATGGAAGCAGATGGGGAGCAAGTAAGTTCTGTCAATGCCGCAACAAACATTAACAAGTTGTTGCAAATATCAGGGGGTGCAGTTTACACGGACGATAGACAAATCATTGAGTTTGATGTGAGTAACCGCCTACGGGTAGTGCTGGAAGTTATCGAAGAGTCTAGTCATAAGGTGCTAGTTTTTGTACCGTTTACTCATACTATTGAATTACTTAAAGAATTTTTAATTAAGAAAAAAATAAAATGCGATGTTATAGCAGGTAAAGTTTCGGTCAACAGACGCAGCGAGATAATCAAACAATTTCAACAAACTCCTGACCCACAAGTGCTAATCATCCAACCTCAAGCTGCTTCTCATGGTTTGACTTTAACAGCCGCCAATACAATTATTTGGTACGCCCCCGTTACTAGCGTAGAAACCTACCTGCAAGCTAACGCTCGTATAGACCGCCCCGGTCAGCACAACCCGATGACTATTGTGCATGTAACAGGCAGCGAAGTAGAAGCACGCCTGTACAAGATGTTGCGCTCCAACATTGATAACCACAATAAAATAGTCGATTTATACAAACAAGAAATAAACGATTGACAATGTAAACAGAAGATGTAAACTGATCCTCCCCACAAGCAAAAGGAGGATTTGATGGACACCTACAATGCGTCCCAACTAGCGGACATTTACATAAAGATGCGCGCCCAAATACGCGAATTAGAAGATAAAGTCAAAGCCATAAAGCATCAGCAAACTATGGTAACAGACAAGATGCTAGAGCTTTGCAGTGACCAAGATGTAAACAGTTTAGCTACTACCAACGGAACGATAAGCCGTAGGCTTAACTCCAGTTACTGGACTAGTGATTGGGACAGCTTCTACAACTTTGTAAAAGATAACGACGCTTATCACCTTTTGGAAAAGCGTATTCATAACGGAAATATGAAAGAATTTTTAGCAGATAACCCTGACGCTGTACCGATGGGCTTGCAGTCTAAAAAGCAGTACGTAATTAGTGTAAGAAAACCTAAACCTAAAGTAGGAGATGACAATGAGTAACGACGTATCTATTTTTCAAAACCAAACAGGCGTATCGACACGCCGCACTAGTGCGCTGGGAGAGAAACTAAAAGCTAGTTCTACGATATATAGCCGCCGCATACAAACAAGTAACAAAGGCTTTTTTAGGAAGATCATTAACGGTGAGCAAGTAGGTGAGCCTATTCGTGACGAGTTTGAAGCTATCATTATTAATATGCTGCCTAAAGTCTCACGCATATACTACAAAGATAAATTTGACCCTAGCAAAGACGCTACTCTCCCTAACTGTTGGTCTAACGAGGGTGATAAGCCAGAAGAAGGGGCGGTTGATAAACAGCATAGCAACTGTGCAGACTGCGCTATGAACATAAAAGGTTCTGGCGATAACGGCGGTAAAGCGTGTAGGTTCCAACGCCGTATAGCTATCATGCTAGCGGGAGACACATCGGGCGATCTGTACCAGTTTAATATCCCTGCTAAGTCTTTGTTTGGTAAAGGTTCAGGGAACGAGCATCCTTTTGAAAGCTACGTAAAGTTTTTGTTTAGCAATCGTGAAGCCCCAGATACAGTGGTAACTAAGATTAGTTATGACTTAGGCGCAGAGTCTATGGAACTCCTCTTCACTCCAGTGCGCTCTCTTACTGACGAAGAATACGACGCGGTTAGTGCAGTGCAGACATCTCCCGAAGCTACGGCGTATACAAAAATTACTGTAGCCCAAGCGGATGGAGTTACTGCAACCCCTAAAATAGAAGCTCCGAAGCCGAAGGTAACTCGCTCTGAAGAACCAGAAGAAGAAGAACCAGTAATTAAAGAACCAGTAAAACGTTCAAGTAAAAAAGAAACACCTACGGAAAAAGATACTTCTGATTCTTTAGCTTCTGTAATTGACGCATGGAGTGTAGACACCTAATGAGCTACGGCTATACTTTAAATTTAGTCTCACTCAATAAGGCTGCAAGTGCTCGTTCTCTAGGCGTAAAACTAGGCCGCATCTGCATCAAACATGGTGTACCTGTGGCGGAAGTAGCTGAAAGTCTGGGCGTCAGTCGTCAAAGTGTGTATGGCTGGTTCGCAGGAAGAACAAAACCTAGCGTACACGCGGCTGCGCGTATAGAAAAATTTATAATAAAACTAGAGCGTTAGATTATGGAAGCCTTTGACTTACTTGAGCACGTATTACCTGAACATGGGTACTTCTGTGTAGTAGGGTTACGGTCAGAGGGCTACCCAGAAACTAAACTTGTACCTACTAGGGAAAAAGCACAGGGGCTAATAGACTCCTACCTTAAGCAGGAACGAGATGTTTATTTTGCTGTAGCAAAGTTTAAAGACCCGAGCGAGGGGCGCACACAAACAAACGTGCAGGCGCTTAAAGCTTTATGGTTAGACATTGACTGCGGTGAAAAGAAAGCTGAAGTAAACGCAACTACAGGACGTCCTGACGGCTATATAGACCAAGAAACTGGAGCTAAAAGCCTAAAAGAGTTCTGTGAGACTGTAGGTTTACCTGCCCCCACGATAGTCAACTCGGGGCGCGGATTGCACGTGTACTGGGTCTTTGACCGCGAAGTAACGCGTGAGGAATGGAAACCAGTAGCCTTAAGGCTACGTCAGCTTTGCGAAAAACAAGAGTTTCATGTAGACCCTGTTGTATTTGAGGAGGCGCGCATACTTAGAGTGCCGGGCACCCTTAATTATAAAGATGATCCACCTAAGCCCGTAACTGTACTACGAGTAGCTTCCGAAGTTAGCTTTGACGAGCTGAAAGATATTTTGGGGGTGAAAGAAACAATAATCTTGGACAGCAGACCGGAACGTAGGAATTCGTTTTTAACACGAAATCTACAGGAAAATGTCCAAAGTAACTTTGCTAAAATTATGAAGCGAAGCGCGGAAGGCAACGGGTGCCAGCAGCTTTTAGATTGCTATGTAAATAGAGACACGTTGGCAGAGCCTAGATGGTTCGATGCGCTATCTATTGCCGCTAGTTGTTACGACAGTGACACAGCAATCCATAAAATTTCTGAGGGCCATCCCGATTACGACCGCATCAAAGTAGAAGAAAAAGTTAAGCATATCGGGGGGCCTCACTCTTGCGCTGTATTTGAACGCACAAACCCCGGAGGCTGCAAAGGCTGCCCATTCAAAGGCAAGATAACTAACCCGACGCATTTAGGTAAAGAGCTAGTAGAAGCTACCGAAGATGATGAGCCTATAGAAGCCCAAGAAGAAGTTGAAGAGGATGAAGACGAGCACGAGGATTTAGATACCATAAAACCTCATTTCCCAGAAAATTACGCACGGGGCAAGAATGGCGGTATCTATTATCTCGACCCAAACGATGACGAAGGAGGACCTCAGCTTGTTTATGAGCATGATTTATTTGTAATTAAAAGAATGGAAGACCCTGCACATGGTGACGTTGCTGTGTTTCGCTTCCATACACCTAAAGATGGTATTAAAAAATTCACTATTCAAAACGCCAAAATAACTCAGTTAGTAGAACTTAAAAAAGTACTTTCTGCAAACGGAGTTATGGCAGACGAAGCCCAGTTCAAGAGAATCACTTCCTACGTCATACGTGCTGTGAAATCCTTACAGGGCCACAAAAAGGCAGATATTATGAGAAGACAATTTGGTTGGGCCGACGGTGACACTAAGTTCATTGTTGGAGATAGGGAAATAACAGCAGACGGGGTATACCACAGCCCGCCATCTTCTATAACAGGGCCGCTTGTCCCTTACTTTGAACCTAAAGGTGATTTAGAAGAATGGAAAAGAGTATGGAAGTTGTATGGGCAACCCGGTATGGAGCTACAAGCCTTCGGTGCGTTAACTGGGTTTGGTGCGCTTCTATTGAAGTTTACGGGCCAAAAGGGGTCGATGATAAACTTTGTGCACCGCTACGCAGGTACGGGTAAAACTACTATATTACGCATGGCAAACAGCGTTTGTGGTCATCCTGAACAACTCTTAGGCACGGTAGACGACACCAAAGTAGCTAAAATTACTAAGGTGGGGATACTAAACAATATTGTTAACACCGTTGATGAGATAACAAACACAAAAGCAGACGAGTTTTCTGAGATTGTTTACGCTTATTCGCAGGGTAAAGGTAAAGACAAAGGCGACCGTGACGAGAATAAACTTCGGGTCAACAACACAACTTGGAACACGCCTACACTTACTTCTTCTAATGCGTCCTTTTATGAAAAAGCTAGTTCGGCTAAAGCTATAGCCGACGGGGAGATGATGAGGCTGCTAGAGTTTAAGATCGACTATACAGACCAGTCGCTTATTTCAACGGCTGAAGGCAAGGAGATGTT